ATGACAGCTGAACCTGACGGCGCGCCTGCGCGCCGGCGCCGATTTGGCGCGCCCAAGAACTGGCGCGAGAAATTTCTCGCCTGCCTTGCCGAGACTTCGAACGTCACCGCCTCTGCCGAGTGCGCCGACATCAGCCTGAGCTGGGTCTACAAGACCAAGCGCGAGGATGGCCTGTTTGCCGAAGCCTGGCTGGAGGCGCTGGTCGAGGGTTACGACCACCTCGAGATGGAATTGCTGTGCCGGCTGCGCACCGGGGAATCGCGCGACATTCCCGCGATCAAATATGACAATGCGACAGCCCTGCGGCTGCTGCTGGCCCACAGGGACACCCGCGCGAAATACATGGCGGAAAAGGCCAATGTGAACGCCGAGGAGGTGCGGGCCTCGCTCGATGCCAAGCTGGCCATGCTGCGCGAGCAGGTGCAGGCGCGGCGGCTGGAGGAGGAAGCGGCGGCGGACGACGGAGCAGGCAATGCCGCCGGGGGCTGAGCCCCATGGCGGCGAGGCGGAGGACACGCTGGCGGTTCTGCTCAAGGCCAGTGCGGCCGAGCGGGCTGCCCTGCTGGGGGGACTGAACCACGAGGAGCGCCGCGAATGGCGCTGGCACTGGCCGCTCTGGGCGCGCCGGGCGCAGCTGGCCCCGGCGGGCGACTGGCGGACCTGGCTGATCCTTGCCGGGCGCGGCTTCGGCAAGACCCGGGCGGGCTCGGAATGGGTCCGCGCCGTGGCAGAGCGGGACGGCGCGGCGCGGATCGCGCTGGTCGCGGCGAACCTCGCCGAAGCCCGGGCGATCATGGTCGACGGCGACAGCGGCCTGATGCGCATTGCGCCGGAGCACCGGCGCCCGAAGTTCGAGTCCAGCCTGCGCCGGCTGACCTGGCCCAATGGCGCGCAGGCGACGCTCTATTCGGCGCAGGAACCGGAAAGCCTGCGCGGGCCGCAGCATAGCCATGGCTGGTGCGACGAACTGGCCAAGTGGGACAATGCCGGCGGCCGCGCCATGGCCGCCTGGGACAACCTGCTGATGGGCCTACGGCTGGGCGACGATCCGCGCGTGGTGGCGACGACCACCCCGCGCGACATGCCCCTGCTGCGGCGCCTGCTGGCGGAGAAGGACGGCCTTGCGGTGACGCGCGGCAGCACCTTCGACAATGCCGCCAACCTGCCCGCGCGGTTCCTCAATGCGATGCGCCGCACATTTGGGCAAAGCCTGCTGGGCCGACAGGAACTGGAGGGCGAGCTGATCCTCGACCGGCCGGGCGCGCTGTGGACCCGCGCCTTGCTGGAGCAGTGCCGCGAGCCGCGCGGTGCTGCTGCGGCGGTGCGGACCGTGATCGGGGTGGACCCGCCCGCTTCGGCGGATGGCGATGCCTGCGGGATCGTGGTCTGCGCGCTGGGCGAGGACGGTGTGGCCCGCGTGCTGGCCGATGCCTCGGTCGAGAAGCCGAGCCCCGAGCGCTGGGCGCGCGCGACCGCCGAGGCGGCGCGGCTGTGGCAGGCCGACCGCGTGGTCGCCGAGGCCAACCAGGGCGGGCAGATGGTGGCGAGCGTGCTGCGCGCCGCCGAGATCAGCCTGCCGCTCAAGCTGGTTCACGCCAGCCGCGGCAAGGCGGCGCGGGCCGAGCCGGTCGCCGCGCTCTACGAGGCCGGGCGGGTGCGCCATGCCGGGCTGTTCGCGCGGCTCGAGGACGAGCTGTGCGGGCTGATGGCCGGCGGGACCTATGAAGGGCCGGGCCGTTCGCCCGACCGCGCCGATGCGCTGGTCTGGGCGCTGAGCGAGCTGTGCCTGCAGCGCGCGGCGGAACCGAAGATCTGGGTGCGCTGAGCCGGACCCGAGCTGACATTACAGAAAGGCCCCAAGCCGATGTCGTTTTTGCAGAGCCTGGCCGCTGCCTTCAAGGGCACGGCCGCGCGTGTGCCGCTGGCGCGCGCTTACAATTCGCCGTGGATCATGGCCGATGGCGGCATGGCCCGCGCGCCGTTTGAATATGGCCGGGCAGTGCGCCGGGCCTATCTCGACAACCCCGTGGCGCAGCGCGCCGTGCGGCTGGTGGCCGAGGGAATCGGGCAGGCCGCGCTGGTGCCGACCGAGCCGGATCTGGCCGTGCTGGTCACAGCGACGAGCGCCGGGCAAGCGCTGCTGGAGACGCTGGCGAGCCACCTGCTGCTGCATGGCAATGGCTATGTGCAGATCATCAAGGACGCTCGCGGGCGGCCGGTGGAACTGTTCGCGCTGCGACCCGAGCGGGTGAGCGCGATCGTCGGCCCCGATGGCTGGCCCGAGGCCTATGCCTACCGCGTGGGCGAGCAGGCGATCTCCATCCCGGTGGAGGACGAGGACGCCTCGCCCAATATCATTCACATCAAGGCCTATCATCCCGCCGACGACCATTACGGCGCGGGCTGCCTTTCCGCCGCCGACCAGGCCGTGGCGATCCACAATGCCGCGAGCTGCTGGAACCGCTCGCTGCTCGACAATGCGGCGCGGCCTTCGGGGGCGCTGGTCTATGACGGGGGCGACGGTGCCGGGCTGACCCCGGACCAGTTCGACCGGCTCAAGGATGAGCTGGCCCAGGCCTTTTCGGGCGAGGGCAATGCCGGGCGGCCGTTGGTGCTGGAGGGCGGGCTGAAGTGGCAATCGCTTTCCATGAGCCCGGCGGACATGGATTTCGCCGCGCTCAAGGCCGCGGCGGCGCGGGACATCGCGCTGGCCTTCGGGGTGCCGCCGATGCTGCTCGGCCTGCCGGGGGACGCGACCTATGCCAATTACCGCGAGGCCAACCGCGCGCTGTGGCGGCTGACCTTGCTGCCGCTGGCGGCCAAGCTGCTCTCGGCCCTGTCGGAGGGGCTGACGACATGGTTCCCGGACAGTCCGCTGACGGTCGACCTCGACCGGGTTCCGGCGCTGGCCGAGGACCGCGAGCTGCTGTGGAGCCAGGTGAGCAAGGCCGACTTCCTGAGCCTGGACGAGAAGCGGGCGATGCTGGGTCTTGCGCCGATGCCAAAGAATTTGGAGAACAAATAATGAACAGACAGGACATGCTGGCCGGGCTGATCGCCCAGGCCACCAGCGCGGGCGCTGATCTGGTGACCCTGCGCGCGATCGTCGAGGAAGCGAGCGAAGTGGGCGCCGAGCGGGTTCTCAGCCGGATGGGCCTGGCCGATGCCGAGGCGCACGAGGACCTTTCCGAGCTGCGCCAGCTGCTCGCGGCCTGGCGCGATGCCAAGCGCGATGCCTGGCGGGCCATGGTCGGCTGGGTGGTGACCGGCGCGGCGGCGCTGCTGCTGGTGGGCATCGCGGTGCGGCTCGGCCAGATCGGGCTGCTGCGGTGAGCGATGGGCCGCTGCGTTTTGCGGGCTATGCCGCCCTGTTCGACAAGCGCGACAGCGGGCGCGACGTGATCCGGCCCGGGGCCTTTGCCCGGACGCTGGCCGAGCGGCGCCAGCCGCTGCCGCTCTACTGGCAGCACCGGCCCGACCAGCGGATCGGCTGGGTCGAGACCGTGGGCGAGGATGCGCGCGGGCTGCGCGTCGTGGCTGCGATCGACAACCCCGAGGGCGGGGCCGCGGCGGCGCTGAGGCGCGGCACGGTGACCGGGCTCTCATTCGGATACACCGCACGCCAGTTTCGCCGCGACCAGACCGGGCGCGAGCTGACCGACATCGACCTCTTCGAGGTGAGTCTGGTGACCCATCCGATGCAGGACGCGGCGCGGGTCCACCTCGTTTCCTGAATTTTCCTTCTTCCCCTTCGAAGACCGGTCGCCCGCGGGGCGGCCCCAATGTGTGTGAAAGGTGAACTGCCTCATGGATATCGAAAACTCCGCTGAAGCGCTCGACGCCTCGTTCGACATCGTTGCCCGCCAGGATGCGGCCGAGGGCGCGCTGGAGGCGCTGCGTTCGGATATCGCGGAAGTGAAGTCGCGGCTCGAGAGGACCCCGCGCGGCGGGCGTCCGGCGCTGGGCGGCGCGGCAGGCGGCATCGAGGTCAAAAGCTTCGTCGACGGCTTTCTGCGCCAGGGCCGCGAGGCCGAGCTGAAGTCCCTCTCGGGCGCGGTGGCGGCCGACGGCGGCTATGCCGTGCCGCGCGAGATCGACGAGAAGATCGCCGCCGTGCTGCGCAAGATCAGCCCGATCCGCCAGATCGCGCAGGTCGTCCAGGTCGGCACCGCCGGCTATCGCAAGCTGATCATGACCTCGGGCAGCGCCTCGGGCTGGGTCAGCGAAACCTCGGCGCGCCCGGAAACCACCGCGCCCAAGTTCGCCGAGATCGCCCCGCCCTCGGGCGAGCTCTATGCCAATCCCTCGGCCAGCCAGGCCATGCTCGACGATGCCATGTTCGACGTCGAGACCTGGCTCGCCTCGGAAATCGGCGCGGAGTTCGCGCGGGCCGAGGCCGCGGCCTTCGTGGGCGGCAGCGGCACCAACCAGCCCAAGGGCTTCCTTGTGGCCCCGACCAGCAATGCCGCCGACGCCGCCCGCGCCTTCGGTACGCTGCAGTTCGTCGCCTCGGGCAATGCCACCGGTTTCGACACCTCGCCGGAACTCAAGCTGATCGACCTCGTCCACTCGCTCAAGTCGGCGCACCGGCAGGGCGCGGTCTTCGTGATGAACACCGCGACGCTGGCCGCCGTGCGCAAGCTCAAGGCCGCCGACGGCTCGTTCCTGTGGCAGCCGGGCCTGATGGAAGGCGCGCCGGCCCGCCTGCTGGGCTATCCGGTGATCGAGGCCGAGGACATGCCCGACGTGGCCGCCGGCAACTTTCCGATCGCCTTCGGCAACTTCAGGAACGGCTACCTGATCGCCGAGCGCTCGGCGACCAAGATCCTGCGCGATCCCTACACCAACAAGCCGTTCGTGAACTTCTACGCGACCAAGCGCGTGGGCGGGCAGGTGCTGGATAGCGAGGCGATCAAGCTGCTCAAGATCTCGACCTGACGGCTCCCCTGAGGGCCCCGCGCATTTCCCTCCCCTGAGGGCGCGGGTCACCTGCGCCCGCGCCGGGCGGATTTTCCCCCTTTCCCGTCCGGCGCGGGCGCCTTCGTTCTTTTTCGTGACAGACATGGAGACCGCCATGAAGCGGGCAATCGTCGCAGCCGCGCCCCTCTCGCCGGCCGCGCTGGCCGAGCTCAAGGACTGGCTCGGCATCAATACCAGTGGCGAGGACGCCACCCTTACCGCCCAGCTGAGAGCCGCGCTGGAAACCTGCGAAGCCTTCACCGGGCAGATGCCGCTCGTGGCGGAATGCGAGGACGTGATCGCGGTCAGCAGCGAATGGCAGAAGCTGGACGTGCGCCCGGTGCTTTCGATCACTTCGGTGGAAGGGCTGGCGAATGACGGCACCCGGCTGGCGCTGACACCGGCGGCCTATGCGCTGGATTTCCGCGCCGACGGCACCGGCTGGCTGCGCATGCTCGACCCTGGCCTTGCCAGCCGGATCGCGGTGCGTTTCAGCGCTGGCCTCGCGACCGACTGGAGCGGCCTGCCCGACGGGCTGCGCCACGGCATCGTGCGGCTTGCCGCCCATCAGTATCGCCAGCGCGAGGCGGGCGACAAGGGCCCGGTTCCGCCGGCCGCCGTGGCTGCCCTGTGGCGGCCATGGCGCGGGCCGCGCCTGCTGTGAGCGCGCTGGCCGCAACCACCGATTTCACCGCCCTTGCCGCCAGCCTGCAGCGCCGGGCCGAGACTGTCTCCGTGGCCCAAGCCGAGACGCGGGCCTTGGCCAGGGCGACGCCCGACCGGGTCTGGCGCCGCGCCGACCTGCTCTGGCCCGCATTCACGAAAGGATAGGTTCCGATGGAAATTGCCTTGCGCACGGCCCTGATCGGCTGGCTGGCTGCGGACCCTGTGCTCGCCGCCGCGATCAATTCGGTGACCGAAGAAGCCCCGGCCAGCGCCGCGATCCCGTGGCTGGCCATCGCCACCAGCGCGAGCGCTGACTGGAGCGTGAAGGATTGCCCGGGCCGCGAGGTGCGGATCGCGCTGGAACTGCATTGCCGGGGAGACCGGCCCGACACCGCCGCCGAGCTGGTCCGCGGACTCGAGGCGCGGATTGCCGCCTTGCCGCGCGATCAGCCGGGCTTTGCCGTGGTCAATGCCCAGTTCCTGCGCGCCCGTTCCGAGCAGCGGGCCGGCAATGTCCGCTCGGTCCTGCTCGAATACCGTTTCCGGCTGCTGGCCGCCTGACCGGCCAGTGCCCCGACACCCCTTACAGACGGAGAAGCCCCATGGCCGCACAGAAAGGTGCCGCATTCCTGCTCAAGATTTCCGACGGGGCCGCGACCCCGGCCTACCAGACCGTGGCCGGGCTGCGGACCACCCAGATGTCGATCACCGGTGACACGGTGGTCGTAACCAGCAAGGACAGCGGCGGCTGGCGCGAGCTGCTTTCGGGCGCGGGCGTTCGCCAGGTTTCGGTCAGCGCGGCGGGGATCTTCCTCGGCAGCGCGGCCGAGAACCAGATCCGCGACGTGGCCCTGTCGGGCTCGCTGGCCGACTATGAGCTGAGCTTCGAGGACGGCGCGCGGATGCGCGGCAAGTTCCTCGTCCAGAAGCTGGAATATGCCGGCGATTTCAACGGTGAGCGCAATTACACGCTGGCGCTGGAAAGCTCCGGCGCAGTGGTGCCGGCGTGAGCGCAGCGGGGATCGCCAATCCCGAGCGGGGCGAGGCCGTGCTGGTGGTGAGCGGGATTCCGCGCCTGCTGCGCCCGACCTTTTCCGCGCTAGTTGGCGCGGAAGAGGAAATGGGGCCGCTGTTCGCCCTCGTCGAGCGGGCGGGCGCGGGCCAGCTCAGGCTGTCCGAGCTGGCCGCGCTGTTCTGGCATTGCCTTGCCGACCGCGCGAGCATCGGGCGCGAGGCAGTGGGCGAGGCGGTGATCGCCGCCGGGCTTGCCGGGGCGGCGAGGCCGCTGCGCGTGCTGCTCGCGCAGATCCTGCAGGGCACCGAATGAGCGAGCGGTTCGCGCCCGGCGCCGGGCGTCTGGCGGGCCTTGCCGGGCGCGCACTGGGCTGGCGGCCGCACGAATTCTGGGCGGCAACCCCGGCGGAACTGGCGGCGATCCTTTCCCCCCTCGCGCAGGCCGAAGCAGGCACGGGCGTGAGCCGCGCCGAGATTGCCCGGCTGATGGAGCAAGACAATGACTGATACGGTCGACACCCTGATGGTCGATGTCCGGGCCAGCACACAGGGCTTTGCGCAGGACATCGCGGCCATGCGCAGCACCTTCGACGGCACGCTGGTCGACGGATTTTCCCGCGCCGGCACCGTCCTGGAACGCGGGCTGGTGAGCGCAGTGCGCAAGGGCAGCCTGAGTTTCGAGGACCTTGGCAAGACGGCGCTCAATGTGATCGATTCGATCGCGGCGCAGGCACTCAAGGGCGCGCTGGGCGGAACCTCCTCTAGCGGAGGCGGCGGGCTGCTGAGCCTCGGCACCAGCCTGCTCGGGGCCGTGCTCGGCCTGCCGGGACGGGCCACGGGCGGGCCGGTTTCCCCGGGCCGGGGCTATGTCGTGGGCGAGCGCGGACCGGAGCTGTTCGTGCCGACCAGTGCCGGGCGAATCGAGACCGGAACGCCCGGAGGGACGAGCCGCGACGTGCGCGTGGCGATCACGGTGAACGGCAGCGGGAGCGCGAGCGGCCCGCAGGCCCTGCAACGCTCGAGCCGGCAGGTGGCGAGCGCGGTGAAGCGCGCCTTGCGCGACTATTGAGGACAAGCGAACCATGGCCTTCTGGCTGACCCATGCCCGCGACGGGCAGCATAGCGACTGGATCCAGCGGTTCGACCCGCGTTACTGGACGGTCAACTTTCCCCGGCCGATGATGGCATCGGTCGTCTCGACCGGCCCGGCGGCGCTGCGCGTCGACGTGCGGTTCATGCAGACCGGCGACCTGGCCGGGCTGATCTGGGACAGCGTCGACCGGTTCGACCATCCGCTGCTCGCCTATTGCACCGACCGGGACTATTCGCGCACGGCGCTGTCGTTTCGCTGGCGATCGGGCGGGCTGATCGCGCTCGACGAGGTGAATGGCCCGACCCTGACCATCGAGGGGCGCGATGCCAGCGGGGCGGCGCGGACCTGGTACGTGCGGCTGTGGAACTATGCCGTGTCCGGCTCGCCCACGGATGCCGAGATCGTGATCCCGTTCTCGGCGCTGGACGGGGGTTTCGTGCTGCCGGACGATGCCGACCCGGTTCACCCGGCCGACATCGACCGGATGTTCATCTCGCTGGTGGCGCCGGGCTTCGTGCCCGGGGGAACGAACCCCTTTGCCGTACCGCCCGAAGGCTGGGCCGAGCTGAGCGCGATCCGTTGCGACGGGGAGCGGGCCATGCTGGAGATCGGCGACGTGATCGTGCCGCCGCATGGAATCGCCTGCGCGACGGCCTATGACGATTGCTGCAACCAGGCCCCGGCGCGGCTCCTGCGCAATGTCGACCAGCTCGGCTATCGCGGCAGCCTGTTGCACTATGTGGGGATGAGCCACTTCTTCCGGCTGGTGCCGGCGGATGGCACCTTTCTGGTGGAGGAAGGCTCGGCCCCGATCTGCGCCCCGGCGCGGGCCTGGCACGAGAATTTCCTGGCCGAAGCGAAGGCGCGGGACTTTTCGCCGATCTTCTCGCTCTCCTACGAGGTGCTGGCCCAGCACTGTCCGGACGACTGGCAGCAGCGCGCGAGCGATGGCACGGCGGCACGGACCGGATGGTCGCCGCCGTCGGCCCTACTCTCGCCCGCTCATGACGAGGCAATGGCATGGCTGCGGGGCGCCGCGACGGACTTTGCCGCGATGATGGCCGAGGCGGATGTGGCGGTGCGCTTCCAGGTGGGCGAGCCGTGGTGGTGGATGGATGCCGGACGCAGGATCCACCTTTATGACGATGCGGCGCGGGCAGCCTTCGGCGGCGATCCGCCGGTGATCGCGGACATGGGCGCGCAGCTGGGCGCGGCGGAGAAGACCCTGCTGGATTCGGCGGGCGCGTTGCTGGCGGCATCGACCGCCGGCGTGGTGGATGCGGTGCGCGAGGCGGCGGCGCCGGCTTCGGCCGAGGTGCTCCTGCTGACCTTCCTGCCGACCGTGCTCGACCCGGCCATGCCCGAGGCGCGCCGCGCCAACCTGCCGACCGGCTGGGCCGCGCCCGCTTTCGACCGGCTGCAGGTGGAAGACTATGACTGGCTGACCGGCGGGCAGGATGCGGCCCGGCGCGCGGCTTACGGCGTGGTGGATGCGCGGCTGGGCTATCCTGCCGAGGCGCAGGACTACCTCGCCGGGTTCACCCTGAATGCCGACGACGGCCCGCTGTGGCGCCGGATCGATACGGGGATCGACGAGGCCCGGGCCCGCGCGGCCCACGAGGTTTTCGTCTGGGCCCTGCCTCAGATCTGCCGCGACGGCTTCGTTCGCCTGCCCTCCCCTTCTGCCGAGGATGACCAGATGCAGTCCTTCGACGATATTCCCTATCCCCTGGCGCTGGGCAGCGATGCCGCCGTCGCGCCGGAGTTCTCGACCTCGATCGCCGTCACCGCCTCTGGCTTCGAGCGGCGCAACAGCCTGTGGTCCGACGCGCGGCTGAAGTTCGACGTGGGGCCGGGGGTCCGCTCGGAAAGCGAGCTGGGTACTTTGCTCTCCTTCTTCCGGGCACGGCGCGGGCCGGCGCGGGGCTTTCGCCTGCGCGATCCGCTCGACCACAGTTCCAACGCGATGACCGGGACGCCCACCGCACTTGACCAAGTGCTGGGCACTGGCGATGGCCATGCCGCCCACTTTCCCCTCGTCAAGCGGTACGGCGAGGACGAGGGGGCGCAGGTGCGACGGATCACGCGCCCCGAGGCTGCGTCGGTGCGGATCAGCGTGGACGGGGCGGTGATGACCTCGGGATGGTCGCTTGATCCGCTGGGCGTGGTGGCCTTTGCCGCCGCGCCGGCGGCAGGCGCGATCGTGCGGGCGGGCTTCCGGTTCGACGTACCGGTGCGCTTTGCCGAGGACCAGCTCCAGCTTTCCGGCACCACCTTTGCCGCGGGCGAGGCGCCGAGCGTGCCCGTGGTCGAAATCCGCGAGGCGGCATGAGCAGGGTCTGGTTTTCGCAGGAGCTGGAAACGGTCGCCACGTTCTGGCGGGTCATCCGGCGCGACGGCGTGACGCTGGGCTTCACCACTCACGACGGGGACCTCTGGTTCGATGGGGTGCTGCACCGCGCCGCGCCGGGCATGGTTCCTTCGGCAATCCGCCGCTCGGCCGATTTCGACGCCGACAGCGCCGAAGTGGAAGGGGCGCTGGCGCACGATTCGATCGATGCGCGCGATCTGGCCGCAGGCCGGTTCGACGGGGCGCGGGTGGTGATCGGGCTGGTCGACTGGAATGATCCGGCCGACCGTTTCGTGCTGTACCGCGGCACGATCGGCACCGTGAGCGAAGACAGCGGAACATTCTCGGCAGCGCTGGAATCGCGCAAGACCGAATTGCGGCGCGATCCGGTGCCGCGCACATCACCGACCTGCCGGGCGGAGTTCTGCGGACCGCGCTGCAACCTTTCGGCGGCGGCCCATGACCATCCGGGCCGGATCGTCTCGGCCGACATCGACGGCAACTGGGTCGAGATCGCGGCCGCCGTCGACATCGCCTTGCTGGCCGGGGGCGATCTGCGCTGGCTGGACGGCAGCAATTGCGGGCAGAGGTCGGCCATCGCCGGGATCGAGGATGGCCGGCTCCTGCTCTCGGCGCCGCTTGACAGTGCGGGGATCGGCAGCCGGGTGATCCTGCGCGAAGGGTGCGACCGCACCATCACCACCTGCGCAGCGCGCTTCGGGAACGCGGTCAATTTCCAGGGCGAGCCCTATCTACCCGGAAATGACATGATCGCGCGCTATCCGGCGGCATCGTGATGGAGGCCGCGGCTCTGGCGGCAGCGGCCGAGGCGCTGGTCGGCTGCCGGTTCCGGCTGCATGGCCGCGCCCCGGAAACCGGGCTCGACTGCATTGGCCTCCTGTCGGCCGCACTGGCCGGGATGGGGCGTCCGGCGGCGTTTCCTACCGGCTACCGACTGCGCACCGGGTCATATGCGGCGCTCCCCCTGCTGGCCCGAGATCATGGCTTCGCAGCTGCATCCGGCCCGGACGAGCCCGGCGATGTCCTTTTCGTCCGTCCCGGGCCCGGCCAGTTGCATCTGGTGATCGCGGCGCGGCGCGCGGGATGGTTCGTCGAGGCCCATGCCGGGCTTGGCCGCGTTGCAGTCCGGCCCGGGCCGCTCGGCGATATTCTGGTTCAACGCTGGCGAATGACAGCACAGGCTTGAAAGCAGGCACATGGCGACTCTGATTTTTTCCGCGATCGGCACGGCGATCGGCGGCCCGCTGGGCGGCGCCATCGGTGCGCTGATCGGTCGGCAGGTCGATACGGCGATCATCGGTTCCGGATCACGCGAAGGCGCCCGGCTCAAGGAACTGTCGGTGACCACCTCGAGCTACGGCTCGGCGCTGGCGCGGCATTTCGGCCAGATGCGGGTCGCCGGATCGATCATTTGGGCAACCGACCTGGTCGAACACAGCGACACCCAGGGTGGCGGCAAGGGACGCCCTTCCACGACCAGCTACAGCTACAGCGCTTCGTTCGCGGTGGCGCTCGCCTCGCGCCCGATCGCCGGGATCGGTCGGATCTGGGCCGACGGCAACCTGCTGCGCGGTGCATCAGGCGACCTCAAGACCAGCGGCACCCTGCGGATATATACCGGCGGGGGCGACCAGGCGGCCGATCCTCTGCTCGTCGCGGCGGAGGGAGAAGGCCTGTGCCCAGCCTATCGCGGCACGGCCTATGCAGTCTTCGAAAACCTGCAACTCGGCGATTTCGGCAACCGCCTGCCCGCGCTCACCTTCGAGGTGCTGGGCGGCGAGACGGCGCTCAATCTGGCGCAGATTACCGAAGGGGTGATCGAGGGGATTACGGCCGACGTTCCGTTGGACGACATGCTCGGCCTGTCGTGCGAGGGCCCCTTGGCGGACATCCTCGCCCAGATCAACGCGGTCGTCCCGGTCGATTGCGACGTCAGCGGCGACATCCTGACCATCCGCTCGGGCGAGGCCTCTTCCCCTGCCTTGCTCCGCGCGGCCACCACTTCGGCACCCGACGATGGCTTCGCGCCGCAAAGCGGCGTGGCGCGCAAGCGGCTTCCGGCACAGGAAAATCCGCCGGAGCTGCTGCGCTATTACGATGTCGATCGCGATTATCAGCCCGGCCTGCAGCGGGTGCTGGGACGGCCCGCACCGGGCCAACCGGACACGATCGAGCTGCCGGTTGCCGCCACCGCCGCCTCGGCGCGGGCGATGATCGAGGCGGCGACCCGGCGCGGACGATGGGCCCAGCAGACCCTGTCGTGGCGTACGGCGGAAATCGACCCTGCGATCCGTCCGGGAGCGCTGGTCCAGGTTCCCGGGCAACCGGGCCTGTGGCGGGTGAACGAATGGGAATGGCGCTCCAGCGGCATCGAGTTGACGCTGTGGCGCTCGCCGCCCGGCGGTTCGGCCACCGTTGTCTCGTCCGACGCCGGACGGATCCTCCCGCCTGTGGACGCGGCGCTGGGAGCGACCGAACTTGTCGCCTTCGAGGTGCCGTGGGACGGGACCGGTTCAAGCGATGCCCCGCTAGTCCTGGCGGCGGCCGGTTCGGTCGCGCCGGGCTGGTCGGGCGCCGCACTTTTTCTCGACGGCGGCGACGGACAGTTGCAACCGGTCGGTTCGACCGGGCGAAGCCGCAACGTGATAGGGCATGCACTTTCGGCTCTCGGCGCAGGAAGCCCGCATCTGCTCGACCGCGCGAACAGGGTCGAGATCGCACTCACCGCGGCCGACCAGTCTCTCGTCAATGTCACCGGCAACCAACTGGCGATGGGCGCCAATCGCGCCCTGCTCGGCGAGGAAATCATCCAGTTCGCCAGGGCAACCCCGCTTGGCGAGGGCCGGTGGCGGCTGGAAGGCCTGCTACGCGGCAGGGGCGGGACCGAGCAGTCCATCGACTCCCACCTGTCGGGCGAACCGTTCGTCCTGCTCGACGGCGGCCCGACGCTGGTCGATGGAGCGTTGGTCGGCCAGAACCCGTTGGCAACCGTGGCCGCCGTGGGGGCCGGCGACGCCGAACCGGCCAGTGTGCCGATCCGTTGCCGGGGCCTGACGCAGCGTCCGCTGTTTCCGGTGCGGCCAAGGGTGGAACCCCTGGCGGACGGGAGCCTCCAGCTGGGCTGGACGCGCCGGGCCCGCGGCGCATGGGCATGGCTGGATGCGGTGGAAACCCCGCTCCACGAGGAAAGCGAGCAATATGACGTGTTCGTTGGCCCGCCCGAGACCCCGGTCGCGATGTGGACCCTTTCTACCAACGCCTTGACGATCCCGGCCGCGACCGCCGCGAGCCTTGCCGCCGCGCATCCCGGGGCGCCGGTCATGGTGCGGCAGCGCGGCAGCTATTCCGTATCCCAGCCCCTCCTGCTCACACATCTCGATTGA